CAGTTAAACAAATTAAATTATAATTATGAGGCTTTTAAATATTAATGGCACACTCACTAATAAAAATGTAAGAAGAAATTTAATAAATTGGGAAGGCAAAAGTAGAAGTAAATTACAATTTAAATTCAAAGAATTCTTTTATCCTTATTGGAAGAACCATATTGTTTATGAAGAATTTCCAGTTTACGGAAGCATGCTTAAAGTAGACTTATTAAATGCAACAAAAAAGATTGCTGTTGAGATACAAGGGAATCAACATGAATCCTTTAATAAATTTTTCCATGATAATTCTAGATTAAAATATCTTCAAAGTATAAAAAGAGATGTTAAAAAAGAAAAATGGTTAGAAATGAACGATTTTAAATTCCTTGAACTTTACGAAAATGATCTTAAAGATTTATCACCACAATATATAGAAGAAAAGTGCGGAGTTTTAATTATTTAAGTGTAAAACTTTGTGGTGACAAATAAGAAAAAATTTAAAATACCAGATTCCCTTTTAAAGCAAATAGACGAATGTAGTTTCGGTGGTTATATATTATTTAACTTTTCAAATAAAGGAGATCCTCAAGTTTTTACAAAATTTGATAATCAAATTAATGCTATGGCACTATTATATTATTTAAATACATGGGGTCAAAGTATCGATCAACTTAATTTAGAAGCCACAACAGACTTAATCGCTAAGAAAAATAATAAAGAATTTGACGACGAAGAAGACGAAGAATAATAACTTGACTTTTAAATTTTAAATTGGTATTATATAAAACTGGATGATTTACTCATTACAAGTAGAAAGACACGTTTTAAGCGGCTTATTAAAGCATCAAGACTTATTTGCTGATATTGATGTATTTTTAACTGAAAATGATTTCTATAATGATGTTCATTCAACTATATATTCAGTTTTTAAAAATATAAAACATAAAGGTGAAAATGTAGATAAAATCCTTTTAGCTGAGAAGATTAAAAATCTAGGAATATCGTTTAAGGATGAAATCAATATTTTTGATTATATTGATAATTTAAGCTTTTCTCAAATTACAGAAGATGCAACGATTACAGCTTGCAAAGAATTAATTAAATTAAGAGTCAGAAGAGAAATAGTTAATACCGCAGACAAATTAAAAGACTATGTTTCTAAAAACTCAGAAGATTCACTTGATCAAATAATTGGCAAGATAGATCAAATTTATAATAAGAAAATATCTTCTTACTCAGAAAATGATGTGCCAGTTAATATCTTTGAAGGAGTCGAAGATTTAATTGAGGAAATAGGTAATTCTCCAAAAGAAGAAACTGGACTAATTACTCCTTATCCAGAGTTTAATAGAATGTATGGTGGTTTAAAAAATGGAAATATTTATGCTATTGCGAGTAGGCCAGGTCAAGGAAAAAGTACTTGGTTAAATGATATCTGTTTTAAAACAGCAACTAATCCAAAAAATAAAACTAAAACTCTAATTCTTGATACAGAAATGCAAACAGTAGACATTCAATTAAGAATGGTTGCCTCTTTAAGTGGAGTACCAGTTTGGTATCTTGAAACTGGTAATTGGAGAAAAAATGAAGAGATGACGAAAAAAGTAAGAGATTCTTGGGCTAAAGTTAAGAACTATGAATACTTTCATTATCACGTTGGAAATAAAAACATAGATCAAATTTGCTCTTTAATTAGAAGATGGTATTTATCAAAAGTAGGAAGAGGAAATCAAGCCATGATAGCTTATGATTACATCAAATTAACTGGAGAAAAGGTTGGGCAAAATTGGGCAGAGCATCAAGCTATTGGTGACAAGATCGATAAACTAAAAAGAATTTCAGAAGAAATACATTGTCCAATCATAACAGCGATGCAATTAAATAGAACTGGCGAAAGCTTTAACAGAAAAGGTGCAGAAGTGGTAGATGATAGCTCGGTAATTTCTCTTTCAGATAGACTTCAATGGTTTGCTTCATTCGTAGCAATCTTCAGAAGAAAAACTTTAGATGAGTTAACCTTAGACGGCCAAGCATTTGGAACACATAAACTAATTCCAACTAAAACTAGATTTCAAGGAAAAGACGCAGCGGGTCATCAAGATTTAGTTAGAAGACTAGATTGCACTGGTAAAGAAGTATGGTCTCAAAATTATTTAAATTATAATGTTCAAAATTTTAACATTGAAGAAAGAGGATCACTAATTGATGTTGCCGAAAGACAAAGAGAGCAATATGAATTAAATGATGCAAACGCTAATGATGGAGAACTATTATGAATGTAGAATTAATATCAGTAACAAATCCTAAAATGAATCGAATTAAAAATGCAGAAGATTTAGTTGCATTTTGCGCTAGAGTTAGCAATCCTTCAAATCAAATGAATGTTGAAACTGCACCAAAGCTTTTAAAATTTTTAATAAAACACAAACATTGGAGTCCATTTGAATTAGTTGATATGTGCGTTGAAATTAAAACTAGTAGAGGTATTGCAGCGCAAATTCTTAGACATAGATCATTTAGTTTTCAAGAATTTAGTCAAAGATATAGTATCGCCAATGAATTTGAAGACATAGAGCTTCGTATGCAGGGAGATAAAAATAGGCAAGTTGGAGAGAAACTATTACCAGTTAATACGGACGCATACGATAAAATCAATGAACTTTTAATAGAATCCCTATCTATTTCACAACATTGTTACGATACAATGATTGAAAATGGCGTAGCTAAAGAAGTAGCTAGAATGGTTTTGCCATTAACAACTCAAACTACAATGTACATGAAAGGATCATTAAGAAGCTGGATTCACTACATCGAGTTAAGAACAGAGCAGAATACTCAAAAAGAACATAGAATTATCGCAGAAAAATGTAAAAAAATCTTTATTAAACAATTTCCAGTTATAAGCGAGGCTTTAGAATGGAAGAGTTAAACGTTTACCAAGTCCTAACAGATCTTGGATATCAATTAAAAGATTATGGTAAAGAGTTTAGAACAAAGCCTTTATACAGAGAAAGTGATAATGATACAGTATTAAGAATATATAAAGATACTGGCAAATGGTTTGATTTTAAACAAAATATAAGTGGCGATATAAATTCTCTAGTTAAATTAACCTTAAAACTAGAAGATATGAGCCAAGCTCAACAATGGTTGAAAAATAAAAATTTTGTTTCAAATAATGCTACTGAAATTAATAAACCACTTATAAAGTCTTCGAAAAAATTTGATACAGAAATCTTATCTAGATTAGAAGACAATCAAGATTATTGGATCAATAGAGGAGTCGATATCGAAACGTTAAAGACCTTTAAAGGTGGAGTTGCAAAAATGGGAAAGATGAAAAATCGATATGTGTTTCCAATATTCAATTCAAAAAATAACATTATAGGATTTTCTGGCAGAGATATTACAAATTTATCTAAAATAAAATGGAAACATCTCGGTGAAAAAACAGAGTTTCTTTATCCATTATTTCTTAATTCAGAAATAATACAAGAACAAAGAGAATTAATTTTAGTTGAAAGCATTGGAGACATGCTGAGTCTTTGGCAAGCTGGAATTAAAAATACCTTAGTTACATTCGGAACGAGCTTAAGTTTAGCGATTTTAAATTATTGTTTAAAAATTGATCCCAAGAAAATTTATATCAGTTTAAATAATGATTCAAATAAGAATAACGCTGGAAATATTGCAGCAGAAAAAACTCAAGCTAGATTAAGTAGGTATTTTGATAAAAGTCAATTAAAAATATCCTTACCACCCAAAAAAGATTTTGGTGAAATGATAAAAGAAGAAATAGTTCAATGGAAAAACAATCTTTAAAAGTATTATCTGCTTCTAGAATTAAAACTCTTGAGACTTGTTCTTGGGTTTATTGGAATAACTATCATACGAAAGTTCCTCAAAGTCAAAACGATGGAGCTTTAAGAGGAACAATATGTCATACAATTTTTGAATTACTATTAAAGAAAAGACATCTTAAAAATTACAAAAGAATAATAAAAAAGAACGCTATAAATGGAGATGAAGGAGTAGATAGGTTAGTTAAAAAATTATCAGCAAAAGTTAAACTTGATGAAAGCAATTACAAACTATTAAATGACATGATTTTAGTTGGTCTTAAAAACGACTTTTTTGGAGAAGGCGGGGAAATCGTTAAACCAGAGTATGATTTTGAAATTAAAAATGACGAGCCCAAATACCATATTCGTGGTTTTATAGATAAGCCTATTAAAATCAAAAAAGAAATGCATATAATAGACTACAAAAGCTCCAAATACAAGTTTAGGGGTGATGACCTTGAAGCTAATATTCAAGCTATGATGTATAGTCTAGCGAGTAAAAAATTATGGCCAAAATTAAAGCCAATAGTAAAATTCTTATTTCTTAGATTCCCAAAGCAACCTATTCAAGAACTAGTATTTGATGATGATCAAATTAAGGGATTCGAGCATTATCTTGAGCATATTAATAACTACGTTAATAAATTTGACGAAGAATCTGCTAGATCAAACTTCGCTGTAGATAATGTTAAGAATAAAT